GACTATTCTCTAAACTACAGTCAATTGACTTATCAAAAGTTGTTGAATTACAAGACAACACAGATTTGAGTGGTGAATTGGCTTGTGTTGGTGGAGCTTGTGAAATTAAATAAGAAAGATATAAAAACATCTACGGAGGGGGGAAGTGAGCAACTTTCCCCTTCTTCTTTTTATATTGAAAAAGGAAAATATGTCTTTACTGAAGAATTTCATTTGGAAAGAGGCTTTTGTTGTGGTAATGGTTGTAGACATTGTCCATATTTTCCTAAATACAAAAAAGGAAATACAACTATATTTATAGATAATGGCTGATGGTAAAACATATGGATTAACTTTTCCTTTCGTAGAATCATATAATGGTAAATATTTAGACCTTTCAGATTACCCTGCTGAAGAAATTAGAAGTAATTTGATTCACTTATTGTTAACAAGAAAAGGTACAAGATATTTTTTACCTGATTTTGGTACAAGATTATTAGAATACATTTTTGAACCTTTGGATGGACCAACGTTTCAAAATATTCAATCTGAAATACGAGATTCGGTTGAGAAATTTATGCCACAACTACAATTAACAAATATTAATATATCAGCACCAACTGGTGAAGCCGCTGGTGCAACTGTAACAACTGCGGGAAATGTTGTTAATCCACAACTACAAATGACAAATCAAAATGTAACTGAGTATACAGCTACGGTAAGAATTGATTATTCTATAACTAATGACGTATTTAATTCAAAAGATTTTATAATACTTAATATTTAACATAAATGGCTCAAAGAAGAATATCATATACCGTAAGGGATTTCCAAGCAATTCGTCAGGAATTAATTAATTACACAAGAACTTATTATCCTGAATTGATTGATAACTTCAATGACGCTTCAGTTTTTTCCGTATTCTTAGATTTAAATGCTGCCGTAGCCGACAACTTACATTACCATATAGATAGAAGTATTCAAGAAACAGTTTTACAATACGCACAACAACGTTCATCAATATATAACATCGCAAGAACTTATGGATTAAAAATTCCTGGTCAAAGACCATCTGTTGCTTTAGTTGATTTTTCAATTACAGTTCCGGCATTTGGTGATAAAGAAGATGAAAGATATTTGGGAACATTAAGACGTGGAAGCCAAGTTCAAGGTTCAGGTCAAGTATTTGAAACAATATATGATATTAATTTTGCATCACCATTTAATGCTGACGGTATACCAAATAGATTAAAAATCCCAAATTTTGATGCCAACAACAACTTAATAAATTACACAATTACTAAAAGAGAAACTGTTGTAAATGGTATTACAAAGGTATTCAAAAGAGTAATAACACCAAATGATGTTAGACCTTTCTTTGAATTTTTCTTACCTGAAAAAAATGTATTGGGTGTTACATCAATAATTCAAAGAGATGGTACATCATATTCTAACGTTCCAACAGCACAAGAATTTTTAGGTGTACAAGGTAGATGGTATGAAGTATCAGCACTTGCTGAAGATAGAGTTTTTATTGAAGACCCTACAAAACCATCTGATGACCCAGCAATTAAAGTTGGAAAATATATACAAACACAAGATAGATTTATTACAGAATATACACCTGAAGGTTTTATAAAACTTACTTTTGGTGGAGGAACAAATACGGCTGAAGACCAACTTAGAGAATTTACAGCACTTGATGTACCGTTAAAGATTCAAAGATACCAAAACAATTCAATGTCATTGGGTAATGCTCCACAAGCAAATACAACAATGTTCATACAATATAGAATTGGTGGTGGACAAGGTACAAACTTAGGTGTTAATGTTATTACTCAAATTGGTTCTGTTGATTTCTTTGTTAATGGACCTTCTGATATTATAAATAATTCTGTAATTAATTCGTTGGCTTGTAATAACATAACGGCAGCTATTGGTGGTGCAGGATATCCATCAACTGAAGAAGTTAGAAATTATGTAACGTTTAACTTTGCGGCACAAAACAGAGCGGTTACAATACATGACTACGAAGCAATTATAAGAAACATGCCAGGTCAATTTGGAGCACCAGCCAAAGTATCTATTACTGAAAACAACAACAAAATTAATATCAATGTGTTGTCATATGATGCCACGGGTAATTTAACATCCGAAGTATCACAAACTATGAAGAAAAATTTGGCGGAATATTTGTCAAATTATAGAATGATTAATGATTATGTGGTTATTGGAAGTGCGGAAGTAATTGATTTAGCGTTGGATATTTCAGTTGTTTTAGATGCAACACAAAACCAAGGGGTTGTTATTTCAAATCTTGTGGATAGAGTTACAACATTCTTTAGTCCTACTGTTAGAGGTTTAGGTGAAAATATTGTATTATCTGAATTGAGTAGAATCTTACAAGCTGAAAATGGTGTATTAAGTATTACAGACATTTCAGTATTTAACAAAGTTGGTGGTCAATATAGTTCAGCTCAAACAGCAATGCCTTATGAAGATGCGGCAACAAAGAAAATTTCTTTAGTTGATAACACAATATTTGCCGAACCAAATCAAATTTACCAAGTTCGTTTCCCAACCAAAGACATCACGGTAAGAGTTAAAAATTACCAAACAACAAACTTCTCTTGATAATTTATTTTATTCATTCTTTAACTACTATTATAAAATAGTGTATAAACTATTTATGATAGAAAGTAAAAGGAATGTCCAAAACTTATAGAATACGTACAGAAGTTGGTGTTGATAGACAAGTCAATATAGAATTAGAACAAGATTTTGACCAGTTAGAGATACTTTCTTTAAAAGTTAGAAGTGAAGATGTCTACACAAGAATGTGTGCGGACTATGGAGTTATTGTAGGTCGTGTTCTTGCCAATGGAGGATACGGAGTACCAAATGTAAAAGTTTCTGTTTTTATTCCAATAACAGATGATGATTTAAATAATGAAATAATTTATGATTTATATCCTTACCGAAGTCTTAATGATGTAAATGCCGATGGATATAGATATAATCTATTACCTTATGAACAACAACACACAGGACATATTCCAACAGGAACATTCCCAAGCAAAAATGATATTTTAACAAACCCAGCATTAATTGAGGTTTATGACAAGTATTATAAATTTACAGTTAAGACAAACGGTAGTGGTGATTACATGATAATGGGTGTTCCAATCGGAACATATACTGTTGTTATGGATTTGGATTTGTCTGATATCGGACCATTTTCATTATCACCACAAGATTTAATCAGAATGGGAAGGGCAACCGCAGACCAATTTGATGGTGTAAATTTTAAAAGCTCAACAAACTTATTTGAATTACCACAAATCGTAACCTTAAACCAAAGTGTAAACGTACAACCATTTTGGGGACAACCAGAAATTTGTCAAATTGATATAACAAGAACTGACTTTGATTTACGTCAATCAGGTATTAATATATCTCCAACCGCCATGTTTATGGGTTCTTTGATTACAAATAGTAAAGATTATGCTATACCAAAGAATTGTAAACCACCACAAGATTTAGGAAGTCTTTGTTCATTAGAAACAGCACCTGGCGAAATCATTGGTGTTAGACAAACCATTTTCCAAGATACTCAAGGTAGACCTATATTAGAACAAGCCCAATTTCCACAAGGAGCTAAAACAATTGATAGTGATGGAACATGGTTATTAGAAGTTCCAATGAATTTGGATTATGTAACCACTAATGAATTTGGTGAACAAGTTTTAAGTCCTGACCCAAAAATTGGTATACCAACCAGAGGAAAATATAGGTTTAAAATAAAATACTCACAACCTGCCAACTTTGCAAAAGATGAAGTTAGACGAGCATATTATTTAGTACCAAATATTAAAGAATATGGTTGGGGTACTGCAAATCCATATGATGACCCAATTTATAAACCTGACAGTAATACTGGTTATCAAGAGTTAATAGGTTCTTATTATTTTGGTTTAGATTGGAGTGGATATACTAACGCACAAGATGCTATTGATTGTAAAGATACGTTCTATGAGTTTCAATATAATAAAGTCTATACAGTATCGCAATTAATTGATGAATATAAAAAAGGTACTAATAGAAAAAAGTTTATTGGTATTAAAGAAATTACAAATACTGAATGTGAAAGTGAAAATAATAGATTTCCAGCTACAGATGGGTTAAGACAAAATTTTAGTATAATACCAACCTTAGTAGTATATTTGTTATATATTTCATCATTAACAACTTTAGTATTACTACCTGTTGTTCATACATTGTCGTGGATATGGCCGGCTATTAGAATATTAATAACAATTATTTATGGTACGGTTTTATCAATTGTTGCGACTATTTGTAAAGCAATTAATTTGGTGAGTAAAGAAAAAAACCAAATTAAATGCCCTCAACCAACAAATTTTCAAAATATTTTTAAATCGTTAACCAATCCATTTAGTAAGATTACGTTACCAAATTTAACATATCCTGAATGTCAGGTGTGTGAATGTAAACAAGAACCTGTACCACAAGACAATGATGAGTTAAGTGCTCTTCAAGAAGCC